TAGGATTAGATAATACTGTTCTGAATCCTGGACTATAAACGTATTTAAGCGAGTTTAATCCTGCTAATAAAGGTGGTATTACATTATCTTGTAAGTTGCTTAATTCCCCATCTAAATAGTAAGGTACAATAGTAAATTCGTGTTCTATCTCAAATCTTTGAACATACGTTGAAGGGTTTGATACATAACGCATACGCATACTCCCTGTTCTCCAATCTTCGTAACTCCCTAACCTTTGAAGTTCAACAAAGTTGGTATCTCTTACACCACCACCTGTATCAAAACCAATTCCAGCACCATAATAACCTTGGTCGTTATTAGATACTAAAGATGTTACACTAAAATTAGCGTTGTTGTCAATTAAACCAAACTTGTAAACAGAAGCTTCTAATGGTGTAGTTCCGTAGATAGCAGTAGAATTAGTTAGCCAACCATTTAGATTTCCTGGAATAGGTAAACCTGCCCATTCAACAATCATTACTGAAGAACTTAACGAAACTATTTCGCCACTTTGAGATTGTGAACCTGCATCATCAGTCCAATTTATTTGAATATCATCACCTACTGCAAAGCCATCATTTTCCCAATTACCACTTGACCTATCAAATTTAATTTGAGTTGCTGATATTTCTTCTATTCCTGCGTTATCAGATTCAGATGCAATAAAGTTCCAACCAATATCAACTTGTTGAACAAGCTTAATATTTTCCATTACAGAACCAGCCAAGTTGTTAGTGTATTCTAAAGGTAAATCGCCAAAACCAACTCCATTAATAAATTCACTATAAAACTTACTATCTGTTACTAATATGCTAACACCCATTATTTATTCTTTTTAACAGTTTCCCTCAACTTCTCAATATCTATTTCTTCCCCTTTCAACTTTGCAAATCCTTCAACAAATTCAGAAGCATCTAAAGTTCTTTTTTCTTTTAGTTGATTCATAGCATTAACAATGTAGTCCTTTTGCTCTCCATCAGGAATCTTATCAAGCATTGGCATCATCTTGCTCACTTGCTCGTTAATAATACTATCTAATTGTTTATTTATATTTATCATTCGGCTTCAATATAAGTTTCAGTTAAATTAGGTGCGTAAATTTCGTGTTGCTCCATTTCTCCACTTGCAGTATCTCCCGAAATTAACCAATTTAATGTTCTAAATTTAGCATTATTATTATCACTATCTACAAAATTACTATTTTCTATTGTCTTTAAAAAATCCTCAAAGCCAAAAGGTAAGCCTTCCAAAGAATAAAGTGCTTTTTGTCCTCCAAAATTGTTAAGCACAAATGATATTTCATTAATATAGCCATCGTAAAGTGCCTTTGCACTAAATAAATCCCTATGATTAGAAGGAATTTTAGTTCCGTTAACGTAAAGTATTTTTGGCTTAGTGGTGTTATTAGTTCCCACTTTGAGAACTCCTATCCTTGATGTAATTCTACCGCTTAGATTAATGTTTCCACCAAATAAATTTATAACTGAATCAAAAACCCCTGCCAACTTTGCTAAAGCATTTTCAAGTGGATTTAACTCGCTTTTTCTACTCCCTAAACAAACAGGAAAAGCTATTGTTTCGTGCTTTGTAATGTACCTCGCTGCCCTATCTGTGATACTTGTATCATCTGTTATAATTTGGTAATTAGTACCCTTAAAATTGTTGATAGTCCATTCATCAGCTATTTCATCAGTATCGAATCTTATTAGCCTACTAAACACTAATTCATCAGTATTGTATCTCTTTACCTTTCGTAAAAAGTTAGGCATCTGATAAGTTGCAGTTTGCTGCCAATAAGGGTCGTTACGTGTTCTAAACTCTAAAGTATTACCTTCAACTTTAAGTTGAGCATTAAACATCTTCTCGCAAAGTTCAAAAAACTCTAATCCTGTGAAACCAAAATCACTTTCATTAGGTAAACCACTTCTTGTACCTCTTGGTATGTTTATTATACCTGTCAATAAATTAACATCATCAGCTTCTAAATTAGATGGTAAATAAACTAATTTATCAAGTAAAGGAATAGGACTTGAAAAAGTATATCCTAAATAGTTAGAAATCTTTTCTAAAGCAGTTCTTAATTTTATTGTCCTATGTGTTCTTGGTATTGGAATTAATAGTTCAAAAACTTGTATTGCTAAATTTATTAATGCTGCTAATATTGCAACTGTTTCAATTATTCTTAATGCTAATGATAGAGATGCGTAAATAATAGCACCTGTGTTAAAAGTAATAGTTGGTGGTACTCCAGGAATAACAATAGGAGTACTTGCAGTATTAACTTTATTAATATCATCTGATATATCACCTACTTGTTCTATAAGTTTAACAGTAAGTATAAATACCATAACAGATGTCATTAGTATCTCAAGTGCATTATCATTCTTCTCAACTACGTACTTTACTTTAGTATAATCAGAATCAGTAAATACACCAATAGATTCTAAGTAACTCATTGTTACCCCTTGCATCCTTTCTCTTACACTAAACCAACTCTTAGACTGCTCAAGCTTTGCTTTTAAGGTTCTATCATCAAATATTTCTACTCCATTAGAACAGTTAATAAAGCCATCAAATGAATTGCTTGAAGTTCTACTGTTGTAAGTATCTATCTTAAAAGGAATACCCTCAAAGATACGACCAGCAGCAATCCAATCTCTAACAGTTTGTGCTTCTTGATTTACAAAAGTAAATTCTTCAATATCAATTTTAGGCTGAACTGCATTATCCTCAAAATCTGCTTGAACAGAAATGTCTTGCCATTCAATAGGTGCATCAACAACTTGATTATTTAAGGTAAATCTTAGTTCTGCATTTTTGGAAAGTTGGCTCATCTTCTCGTAGGATATTTAGATTTAACTGTTGTTCTTGTGCTACCCTTTTGATAACTCTGCAATATAATCTTTTTCATCGTATCTATATCACTTCCTAAGTAAGTTTCTTTGTTGTTTATTGCTCCAACAATATCTTTTTTTAATTCATCAAACTTCTGTAAAACTTGTTCGTTAGAATCCCAATTAGACTTCTGAACTGTTAATTGTGGTGTATTGTAAGACAACAAATCATTATTAAAGTCGTGAACTATATTTGCAGCATCTTCGTTGCTAATACCGCCCATTTTCATATTCTCTTTCTTAGAAATAACCCTTTCATTAGGATGCAATATTGCGTGGAAACCACCTCTGCCATCTACATTACCACCATTACCTGTATCTTCTGTACCATCAAAGAGGGGTATAGCTTGAACAATAGATGTTAATACACTTGTAGATGCAATGGTGTTTGCCAATGCTTCACCTGTTGTTGGTGTTGGCTCACGTTTTAATTCTGCTCTATAAGAAGCTATTATAGCCAATGCTAATTCAAATTGCTTTTCTTTCTGTAACAAATCTTCTCTTTTCTTTGCTGCTTCTGCTTGGTTCTTTTGATTTTCAGCTAAACTATCACTCGCTTCTTGCTGACCTCTATTGGCTAAATCTTGCAAGTTACGTTCTCTCTTTTCTAAATCAGAAATTTGTCTGTCAACTCTATCTAATTGTTCGCTAAAGTACTTTTCATTTAATTCTTCAAGAAGGGTAATTACATCTATTTCAAGTTTTACTCTTTCTCCAACAAATTTAGTGTAAGTTTCTATCTTTGCTTTTAACTGCTCTATTTCAATCTTACTTGATTCATCTCCAAACTGTTTTAAAACTTCAATCCTTTTATCTAAAGCCTCTACTTCTATTTGGTCAAATATTCTTTTTTGCTCTTTTAAAAATTTTTCTTCTGTTTTAAAATTACCTCTTTTTTGATTGAATTGTGCTTTTTCTAATGCAACTGCATCCTCTATCTGTTTATTTCTTTTCTTTATTTCTTCCTTATTGATAAAAGCTGCTAATCTTTTATTTTCAGCCTCTATTAATCTTCTTAACTTCTCTGCATTTTCTGCATTTAAAGTTTGGTTTTCTAAATTGAATTTTTTATTTAAGAATAATATTTTTTCGTTCTTTTCATTTATCTGTGCTATTTCAAACTTTGAAGCACCTTCGGGTATTTTTATTAGTTCTCTTTGAGCCAGTTTAGCATTAGTCGTAAGTTGCTCTATAATCTTTTCACTTTTTTCGATTTCATTAGCTATGGCTCTTTCATTTTCATCTGAAATCAAATCTCTTTCAATTTGGTCTATTTCCTCAAAAGTAGATTGAAATATTCTATTTAATCTTTTTAATTCATCTTGTGCTACCTTTAGCTTTTCTCCTAAGTTAAATATGGATTTAGGGTCATCTGCTTCGATTTTAGCAGCGTTTACTGCTTCGGTTAGCCTTTGAACTTCTGCTGCTTGTTTGTTTATTAAACCTACAACTACTTTAGTTTTACCAGCACCTTCTGTAGTTAATAATAATGGTGGTTTAATCTCTTCTGTTTGTTTAAGTAGGATGTTTATTTGCTTTATTTGGTCTTTTTGCTCAACTATGTTTATTAACGCTTTTTCGTTTCTTCGTAATGCTGCTTTCTCTGTTTTAACCCTCGCTCTTTCCTGTGCGTTTTTGGCAGCATCTTGAGCAGTTTCTACAACTAAAATATTAGCAGGTTTAATAGCTTTTGCTTTTTCGTCAATTCTTTCTAATTCTTTTTCAACATCTGCTGCTGCTATACCAAGTTCAGCAGCTTCTTCTGCAACACTTTGTTTAAGTTCATCTCTCTTTTTTCTGTAAGATGCGTTTCTTGCTCCCTCAATAGACTTTATGTATTTCTCCTCTATCTCCTTAACTTTCTTATTGTACTGGTCTAAATTTATTTCTCTATCTGCATATCTTTTAGTTTCGGCATCTATCTCCGCATCTCTATCTTTTTTTCTTCTTGCCTTTTGTTCTTCATTAGCACCTTCTAAAAAAGTGTTGTACTCTATGGTTAGTCTTTTTTGCTCTTCTAAATTACCTTCTGCTAATTCTAATGCTTCTTCATACTTTCTCTTCTCACTCGCTACATTAATGTCTGTATATTTTTGTAATATTTTTATAAAATCCTTATTACTCTCTTCAACATCTTCCTTTAAGTTTTGTTGGAAAGTCTGATTATATCTTCTCAAAATGTTAAATACATTTGTAACACCAACTATAACATCTTTAAAAAATATTGATAATCCACCTGTACCATTTTCAATAGAAAGTATTAAGGCTTCCCAACTTGAGTCAAGTATTGTAAGTTTAGCAGATAAACTATCTAACTGTCTACTCGTAAGTTCATCTAAACTACCACTTGAAAGATTATCAAACTCATTAGCCAAGTCAGCCGTTTTCTCTGTATTATCAGCTAATATTAACCCTAATGATAATGCTTCCTTTCCAAATAATTCAGATGAAGTTGTTATTCTATTTTGAGATTTATTAATCTTCTCTAAAGCATCTTCTAAAGTCAATCCTTTATCCAATATCCTTGCAAATGATGAGTTCAATAATCGACCTGCTCTTGCTGCTCTAACACCATTGTCTTGTAAAACTCCAAGCAAAGCAGTAGTTTCTCCTAAAGTTAAATTCAAGGCATTAGCAGTAGGTGCAATAAATCCTAAACCATCTTTAATCCTTTCAAAATCTAAAGATGTAGAAGTCCTTACGTTGGCAATAATGTCTGCGAATTTAGATGCAAATTCAGCACCTTTTCCAAAAGCATTTAATGTCTGCCCTAAGAAATCTGCTGCTGCATCTGCATTTACTCCAAAAGCAATAGATAAATCATTTACAGGTTTTAAAAGCAACTTAACCTCTTCTTTAGTCTTACCCAAAGTAAATAATGTGGTTGCTAACTTTGCAACCTCAACAGATGTCCTTATAGATGATTTTGAAACGCTAACTATTGATTCTTCCAAGTCTTTTAAAGAACTTCTTGTGCTTCCCGTAATACCAGCTATATTTTGTAACTCTTTATCAAATTCAACTACCCTTCTCGCTGCATCTGAAATAACTCTCCCTATACCTCTAATCACTTGAACAACTCCAAGTCCTAAAGCAATATTCTTAAAGCTTGTTGCTAATTTTTTGAAAGCACTTGTATAATTACCTACATTTCTTTGTGATTGACCAACTGTTTTGTCAATACGTTTTAATTTAGAATCTAATTTTGTTATTTGTGATAATAATTTTTTACCTTCTTTTGTATTTTCTTTTTCTGCTAATGCTAAATCCTTATACTTATTCCTTAAATCATTTAGCCTTTTACTTTCTTTTGAGTATGCAGAAGTTAAACCAATAGAACCTTTTATTTGTTGCTTATTTAACTTTGTTGCTTCTGCCTTTCTTAAATTGGCAACTGTTAATTTTTGTGTTAAATCACTTAACTCTTTTTCTTCTTCTTTGGTTAGCTTTATAGCATCCGCTTTTTCCTTATTCCCTGCTCTACGTTGTTTATCAGACTCAACTTGCCTTTTTATCAATTGATTTTTAGCAGATAATAACTTTTTTGTCTTAACCTCTAATTCACTAAGATTTTTTGAACTTTCAGCTTCAATTGCATTTAATTTATTTTGTAAAGCAACTCTTTGCTTATCAAGTTTTAATTTATCTTGATAGGCTTTATTTAATCTTTCAACTTCTTCATTAGCTTCTTTTAATCCATCAAAATTATCTGCTTTATTGTTACTTAAAGCATCTTGAGATATTTTAGCAGTTTTAGAAAGTTGTGTATTTAAATCATCAATTAAACCAAGTAAAGCAGTAGTACTCTTAATAGTATTTTCCCATAAATCCGTTTGAACTACCTGTTCCTGTGTTATCTTCTTAGCCATTGTTCTTGATGCTTCTTAAATAATTATAATAATCTGCTACTGTAATCTGCTTTGTGTTAATCTTAATCCCTTGCATCTTCTCTAAATGCACTAAACTCTCTCTAAAGCTTGAACCCTTTTTAGATGTATCATAAAGCGACTCTAAAGCGTTCTTTTCTATATTGATAAAGTTTAGTATTACTCTATCCCCTTTGATGATGTAATCAGCTTGTAAATTAGCTATCTTACGCTTTACATTTAATATTTCTTTGTACTCATCACTTAAACCGAACTCATTTAGATATTCATCATAAATTAATGCCCATCTTCTTTCAAGTAATTCGTTATTTTCAACTTCTTGCTTAGTAACAAATAACCATTTTAGTTCATTAGTATCGTGAATCTTCTTCCAATTATACATTGGTAAATCATCAATACTACTATACTTGTTTGAGTATTTCGATAATAAGTTTTGTCTTAATGACTTCAATAAGTTGTTGTAAATTTTCTTCATTTAGTCCTATAATATCTTCACCCCATTCTTCAAACAAATCTGTTTCATTACCATTATCATCTGTTTTAATTGGGTCTGCATCTAATTGTAATAAATTTGTATCAACTGTTACAGTAATACTTTTGTGAAACTCTCCAGTATCGTATAAATTAACAACATCCCTTTGCTTTTCTGGGTGTAATTCTAAAGTGAAATCTGAATAACCACCACCAATATCAGAAAGTTTAACATCTAAACTATTCTTTCCTGCGAATAATTGCCTTCTATTAGCCTGTTCTATCCAATTTAAAATAGCCCTATCGGATAATATTTGTCGTATTATCACGATAGGGTCTATTTTTAACCATTTATTCAGACTTTCCTTTAGCAACTTTCTTAGGATTTACTTTGTAATAGTAAGCTTCTAAATCTATCTTATCAGCAAAGTATTCGTGCTGCTTCAAGAATTGTGCTTTACTCATTTTTTTAATCGCTTTGTCGTTAAATGAAATTTTCATAGTCTATAATTTTATAAATAAGTTATGTTTGCAACTTCAAACTCAAAACCTGCTGATGTAGCAGTAATTGTTCCTAAATCTGCTGCTGTTTGTGGGTCAAATGTTACGGCATAAGTTCCATCAGGATTCTCTGCTGAACCAGTAACTCCAACTGCTAAATTAGTTGTTGAATTGAACATTGCAAAATCTCCAAATACTAATCCTGTGAAAGCTGAACCATAAGCACTACCATCATTAGTAGTAAATCTAATTGTTGCAGTTGTCGCAGTTAACACGCTAACATCACTTGCATTAACATCAACTAAACCTCTCTTGTTTAACATATCAGTTTGGTGGTCAGAATAAGTTAATACTCTTAAATCACCATCTTGAACTGATTTTTGCCAAGTAGATGAGAACATTACTTTGAAGATAGTTGATTCCGTTGGGAATATAACTTTTCCGAAAGCATTTCTTTCTAATCTAATTGGGTCTAAGAAACCATCTCTTGATAAGATTCCTGAAATACCATTATCTTCATCAACAAGATAAACACCCATTTCAACACAATTGTTAGAATCAATTTTCTTTGCTAACTCAGAAGAAGATGCTAAGAAGTCAGCAGTCATTGTTCTAATACCTTGTGAAGTAATGAAGTTTACATTGTCAATAGTTTCAGTATTTGGGTCTGCTCTTTCAGTTACGAAGTTAGAAGCAGTATCACTTAAAAACCATCTTAACTTCTTGTCAGTTTGATTTAATAAAGCATCAATTTCAGCTTCTCCAAAAGGTGCTGATAAATCAATACCATTAATAGTACCATCCGCTTTGAAGTACTCAACGAAAACGAATTTTCTTGTGATAGCTGGGTTTATTAAGCAGCTACCTGATTGTAGGTTAAATAAACCTGTGTCGCAATTACAATTTGCCATTTTTTTTAATTTTTAAAATATTAGTTTTAACAAGAGCAACATACTCTCGATTTTAGTATTGGTAAATCAATTCTCAATTCAACACCACTTAGTTTGTCATTAAATATTCTCTGAGTATGCCCACCCTTCGAGGATAAATAAACTCCAAACTTTGCGTGGTTAATCGCTTTGTATGAATCAATTTCACCTATTAAATTACTTCCATTTAAGTGATTAATAAACTTGTATAACAAGCTTCTCATCGGCTTAATTGAAAATTCGTAATGTTCTTCTGTATTCCAATTATTTTCATCAGTTTCAGATAAAAAGAATAACCTAAAGTTACTATTTCTATCAACTCTTGAATCATCTCTGTTGTTAAAATCATCTTCCAATACTTCTAATAAAAAAGCCATTGGAAACTTATCTGAACTCAATTCCTTTCTATCAAGTTCTTCTTTAGTTGCTATTACCGTTCCATGATAGTATTTAAGAGCATCTAAGGTAAGTTCTGTTGCAGTTGGTATAATATTACCCTTAACAGTAAATCGTTCGTTAAATACAAACTCTTTGCCTACTTCATTAAGCACGGTATAAACTACACCGCCAATATCAAACTTATAGCAAGGGAATAAATAACCAGTATCGCAAGATTCAATAGTATAGGTACTATCTCCATTATCGGTAATGGTATCAAATGGCACAACTATCTCTAATTGACCAATCAAATCTTCTACAATATCAACTGTTTCTTTTCTCATTAATCTAAATATTGCTTCATTCCAAATAAAAGAACTGCGTAATAACGTAAATAGTTATCTATTTTTTTGCCAAAGTTACGATTATTTAGTATGTTAGACCAAATTAACATCTCTTTATCTGCTCTTTTTTTAGCTAATTTAATATTAATTTCATCAGATTTAAACCTAATATGGTATAAGTAGTCGTGAATAATAGCAGCAAAAAAGAAATCTCCATAAGGAGGAAATAACCACCATAAAAATCGAGGTGATGAACTGCCATTGAACGCAAATCCTTTAGGAATTTTAATAATTTCTTCATTTGATAGTTTAATTTTTAATTCTTCTTCAACAATGTAATGAGCATCTTTAGTAATTGGATAAACCATCGAAGTCTTAACCAATCCTTTTTCAAGATAATCAACTACATTTTTTCTAGTTATTAGCATCAAATACAAATTTAGTAATTAAATTTCTTATCTTTTCCTTTGGCTTAATTTCCTTTGATAAAGATAAACCAAAACCACTCCATTCTGTTACATCAATAATATGTTGCCCATCGCACAACAAACATCTAATATCTTCCCCCAAATTAACGTTCACAAAGTACGGATGAATAGGGCAAAAGTCTTTATTTACTTTTTTAATATCATTTATGTGAAGATTTGTCTTACTCTCCAGCCTTCTAAATGTTATGCTATATTCTTTACTCATTTATATTCCAATCCGTAAAACATACCATTAATTTCAATAAATGTTTCGTAAGATGCTGAAATAATATCATCAATTTCAAACGCTATAACCTCATAAAGAGCAAGTATTAGTTGAAAGTTGTTTTCGTAAAAATCACAAGCAAAAATACTTTCTAATCGTTTGTTATACCTTTTTAATGCTTTGCTTCTAATCAAAAAGAACTTCATCAAAACTAATTCAGCACTTTTCTGGTTTAAACCTTTTTCTATAAATACTTTCTTCAAAGTTTCCCCTAAACAATTATTACAATCATTAAAACAGTTATTAACGTGAGCCTTTAATTCTTGCTTAGTCATTTCATTAGTTGCTTCTTGAGATATTTTTAGCATATTCTTTTTAGTAGAAGTTAGCTTTACATCAATAAAATCTTTAAATACTAATCCTTTAGTAACATCTACTTCTCCATCTGTTTCAAACTCATAACTGTAAAGTTTAGCAATTTCTAATTCATTAAATAAATCGTGGTTGCAAAGGTCTTTTATCTTGTATAAAGTTTTTCTTCTTCTGAATAAATCTTTAGGATTTATTTTACTTATAACCTCATTTATTCCTTTACGCAAAAAAAATAACGTGATAGAAAAAATTAATATCACCGTTAAGATTACAGGGCTTGAAATCTTATTTACTACTGCTTCAAAAAAACCTTCCATTATTAATAATTTTCTGCTACGTAGTTGTTAATGTCTATTTGTATTCCATCCTTCATTTCTTGGTCAAAGATACCGCTTAAAGGTAAAGAAGGTAAAGTTGCTTGAGCAGTTAACCAACTTCCTTCCCTAATCTCATCTGAAATAGTCTTTAAATAGTTCTGCAATGCAATAACTTCTGTTGATGTATAAACACCATCAACTATTTTAATATACATCTTTGCTTGGAATTGATGAAAGTAAGCAATACCATCTTCTTCATTCATCTTATACCTATTGGTATGAAGCCTAACACGTTCGTCATAATCAGTTACTAAAGAATATCCAACAGGCTGAACATCTGCAAACACTATTGCAGGAATATCTTGGTTATCTTCTATGTAATACTTCTTAGACATTACAATTTAGCTTGAACATTCCATCTTTGTCTTTCTTGGTTGTAAACTATCCACCAAAACTCTCCATTTGATAATAAAATATCATCAGCAATTTCAAACCTATTTGTTGGCAATGAACCACCTTGATTTTTCTTAATTTTTAACCTCTTATCAGCATCTAAAGCATTTAGTATTAAAATACCATTCCAATTAGTTAGATTACTGCTATCAATACCTTTTAAATCAATATCTGTATCACCTTTAAAGCAAATAACATTATAATCCGATAAATTAGGAATTACAAAGTTGTTTTGACTTTTAGATGTCAAAAACTGGGTAGCATATTGAGAATCGAAAGAAATTCCACTCTCAAAAGCACCACCACCTGTATTATTTGAAATAATTTGACTCATTAAGCTACATCAACTTCAGTTATTTGAGCATTTCCACCACCAGCAACAGAATCCCAAATACCACTTATCACACCTGTATATTTATCTTCAATGTAGGTATCACCTTTCTTTAATTTAACCGCACTTGAAAGAGTTGCAGTACCACCATGAGCAATGTATAAATCTTGGTTAGTATCGTTTCTAATTATTACTTCCCTTCTTGAAGTATTAGCTGCTAATAAAGTAACCGAAGTAATAGATATTGCAACACTAAAAGCTGCACCTGTATCTCCTAAACCTGTTCCAGCAGTATTAGCTTCAATAGCTTGTAAAGAAGTAATCATCGTGTCCTGCTTGGACTCTTTAGCACCGTTGGTGTTTAATGTTTCTACTCTTGTATCAATGCTTTCTAATTCTAAAAGCAAATCATCATTTGATTGTTGAACTACACTCATTTTATTTATTTATTTTAATTTATGAATAATAACTTTCCGATACCATTGCAAACCCTGTTGCATTTACAAAAATACCTTTAATATCTCCTCTAAAATCATCTATTGTAAGATGGTCTCCTTTTTTTAATTTCCAATTGTAATTAGTTGCAGTAACACCACCACCTCTTATAACGTAAAGAACACCGTTCGAGTTATTCTGAACTGTTACTTCCTTTCTAAGCACATTAGAAGCCATTAGAAGCACTTCTGTTAATGAAGCAGGTATATTATCCACATTAACTAAATCGGCTAACGTACCACGTTCAATGCCTTCTACTGCATCAATTAAAGTTTGCATCTTTGCAACCTCTACTTCTCTCCTTAAATCGTAACTTTTAGCCATTCTAATTACTCTTTGTCTTTACAACTAATTTAGCAGTTATTAAACCGCTTGTATTCCCATTTGGTTCAACTCTAATACGAATTGATTTGCCCATAAAATAAGAATCTCTAATACTAATTAAATTATCATCCATTGGGAAGTAATCTAATATACCTTCACAATCATTGTTGTTTAAAGGCATCCAATTAATATTATCAGCACTTTCTTCAACGTATATTTTAGGAATACCATCTAAACCACTACTATTAATAGCCAACATCCACCTCATATCTTGACCACATTCAATTTCATACTCACCAATTTGAGTAATTGAAGCATCGGCATCTGTTAATAGAAATTCAGTTCTCATATTCCGCTTGTGTATCTTAGAATTTGTATGTTTTCTTCAGGATAAACCGTTGGATTATCACAAATAAACCATTGAATTGCGTGAGAATTATCAACTGCTTCGTTAAAAGCTTGAACAATATTACCCTTAAATGAAGCATTATTACCTAATTCTACTGCACTACTTACCGTTCCAGTAGCAGAATTTACAACTTGATTCTCTCTAACATAATGGAAATAGATTAATTGCGTTAACATTTTTCTAATTCCATCACTATAAATAACACAATAGTTCTCATCTATACTAAATTCATCAAAAATATCAATGAATCTTTGAGTCTGTGGAACTTGTGGGTCAGTAACAGTTAAATCTGCTTTAAATAAACCATACAATTCAGCACCTAATAGCTTCGTTAAGTACCTTTTTTCGTACTTCTCGATATAAGTATCTAATTGGTCATAACAGTTCTTAGAAACATTGTATTCCCCTTTAAAATCGGTATTTACTACTATACTCATTATTTAAGTTTTGCAGCACCTTTATTAATTAAAATAATAGCACTTTCTTTAGTAACTAAATAAGCTTGACCCTCAACTAAATGCTTATCTTTTAAAGCTATTATTTCTACTTGAGCAGGTAATTTACTTAAATCAACTTTTTCTTTCTTAATTGCTTTGTTTTTGATTTTTTTCTTTTCCATAGTATTGGCTTTTACCACCAAAAGCCCACTAAGTTAATAGTGGGCTAATGATTAGGAAACTAAGGATTAAGGAGTTTCTAAAGCAGCTTTATCAGTTGCGAATACACCTGTAACGAAAGCAGGTCGTCTGTTAGTCTTAACTAAACATAAACCTCTCCATTCAGCAAGTACTGTTACTAAGTTTTTAGTGAAATCATCTGAATCACGACCAACTTCAATACTCATTTCACCTTTGTCATAAACAGTTGCAGAAGCAAAGTTTCCGATTAGGTATTCACCATCAGTAACTAAAGTTGTTGGAATTAAAGCAACACCATCTAAACTAAGTTGACCTGCAACCATTGCTAATCTGTCAATGTAACGTCTATCAGTTGTAGAAGTCTTGATTAACTTTAAAGTAGTGATTGTGTTAGGATGTACAAAAGCGTAATCTGCATCATCTTGTTCAGCTACTTGGATTTGGTTCATTGCAACAGTTAATACATCTGCTTCATTAGCATTGTCAACTGTTCCTGCGAAAGAACCAGCAGCAAATGGAGTAGCAACCGTTTTAATTCCGTTAAGGTTAGAACCTACGTTATCACCTTGATAAACTTGGTTCTCAACATCTTTCAATAATTCTCTCATTAACTCGTTGTTAATTTCAGCAGTCATAAAAGAAATATCATTAACCATTTCTTCAGAAACTTTAATGAAAGCAGTTCTTTTCTTAACTGATTCAGAATTTACAACTAAATCAAAATCAATTTGGTTTTTCAATGCACCTTCAGCAGTTCCACCAGCTGCACCATCTTTGTTAGCTTGAGATACCCAAGAAATCACGTTTGATTCAGCAGTTCCTCTTGTAACTACATCCATCATTCTGATTCTTCTTGAAGCAATAGCATCCATTCCTGCAAGACGTTGTTCAACTGGTACATTACCACCTGATACATTAGCAGAAATCAACATTGTTCCAGCAGCTTTGAAGTTTAAAGTAGCACTTCTATCTCCTTTAATTTTCAATAACTCTTCTTTGTTAGCTTCTAAACCTTTTTGAACTGAATTTACAACCCCAACACCATCAGTTTTTTCTTGTTCAGATAATTTCTTAATCTGTAAACCGTATTGTTTGATAGTTTCATTTAAAGACTTCATTTGAAGCTTAGTGTTTTCAGCCATTTCTTCTTTCAAAGATTTTATTGCTTCAACATTATCTTCTTGACCTTTTGCAACTAAATCAGCTAAAATTTCAGCGTTCTTTTCGTTGTACTCGTTGTAAAGTCCTGCAATTTCTTCAGCACTTTTTTCTTTGAATTGTTCTACAGAGATACTTTTGCTCTCTAAGAATGAATTAAATTTGTTCATTTTGTTTTTTTTAAATTAATTATTATTTTAATAAGTTCAAATAAAAATCATTATGACCATTCGGCTTTGGCTCAGGAGTAACTTTCGTTGGCTCTTTTACCATAAGTGATTCAATCACATCATTATATTTGGTTTGGCATACTCTTAAATTCATTTCTATTTCTTGTAAACGCTCATCTGTTCCTTTACCATTCTTTAAAGCGTTGGTTAATCCGAACATCTTTTTGTTTAGTTGCTCTAAATACTCTTTACTATTCCCTTTTGATACACTTAGCAAAGGAGTTTCACTATTAGAACCAAATGTTACTGCTGAACCTTCCCAAAGGATAACTTCTTTCAATATTTGCGTTCCATCTTCTCTAATTTCTATCTTATCATTGATAGTTTGAAATCCTATTGAATGTTCAGTAATAATTCCATCTTGATAATCTAAAAAAGCATCATTACCCTTCGTAGAACGACCCAAATCTCCATAAGCTAATAAACCTTCGTGTGTTTCTTCTAGCTTCGTAAACACCCCTATTTGGTGTTCAAAATCGTGATACCTTAAATACTTTATCTTTCTGTTACTCGTACTATCAGCACCACGTTCCATAATAGACTTAGAAAAAGCACCTTTTAAGATTACATCACCATCAGAATCTACGTTGTTAAACTTAGATAGCAATATCTTTACTCTGCGACCAGCAGTATCAACATCTTTTACTGATAGGTCTATATTTTTAGTCTGAAATAGGTTCATTTGGTGTGTTTTTTAGCGAATTGATAATCTCTTCACTTAAATTATAATTTTCTTTAATCATTAATACCTTACTTTCCATAGCAATAGGCATCCCCAAAATAACATTGATACCATCCATAACAATTTTATCTTTCTGTGCTTCTTGCTTCTTATCCTTTTGTAAAGCTTCAACCTTACTATAATCCTTAGTCATTCTATAATCCCCATCAGGATAATGGTTCTTAACAATATAATTATTATGTGCTGCTGAAATCTTAGCTGCTAAAGGAATAATCACATTAGTGTACATCGCCTTTTCAGCTTCTAATCTATTATTGAAAGTCTTATTACTTGGGTCATTGAATAAACTTGAATCTAACCCCAATACATTACATATTGCTCTTAAAGGAATAACACCTTGCTCAATAAGCTGCAAATCCGTAGAACTCATACTCATTGAGATATACTTCAAGTCCTTATTGGTAACTTTTACACCACCAAACTTATCAGTACCCGAAACACTATTCTTAAAAGCATCTTGAACCTTCTTTGCTTCATCTTGCAACATTGGTCTATCCGATTGGTCGGTAATCATACCAGCCATTCCCCTATTCTGAAATAAATGTGCCGAAGCATCCCATCTATCATTACCAACTTGTACCGCCTTAGCAGCAACTTGGAATACTGATAAACCTTCGTAGCTTTCCTCTACACTACTGTAATTAGGATTGAATAACTTAACGTGCTGCAAATCTTCTTTACTATAAGTCCTAACAGTACTATCAATGTCAAACTTATATTTAAGATTAGGTAAAAAGAAGTTACCACCTGTGCAAACCTCTATGTGATTACTTGGCAATACATCTACTTCGGAAATTTTACCGTTCAATGTTTCACCATACAAATAAGAATTACCACTACACAAAAGGTAGGTAATCATTTGCTCATCAATATCGTTCCAAGTGTAACCTTTTAGCTGATTAGGATTCTGTAAAAGTTCGTGAATACTCGTATCTTCAACAACTTGCCATTCACCATTTACTTTTCTCTCAACCATCCAGGGGGTAGAAGAAAATATATCGGATATTTTTTTTACAACTGCATAAGCATCAACATTCCTCTCATAAGAATGTTCAATCAAATTAGTTTGATTAGTGCCAAATCTATCGAACAACCTAATTAGGTCATTCCTCTTTGACAACTTGTAAGAAGCATACTTGCCTAAATCACTTAAAATACCCATTCAATTAAATTAGGGGAGAACTTAATCTCCAATTAATTCATTAATTACAAAAGTAATAATTATTTATTTAACTACACAAAGTAAAATTCAGTATCTTGTGTTAATTCATCATATCCATATCTCAAAGCATCTATTGCGTGGTTGTAATTATCAATCGGAGTATTACTTTTCTTATCATTCCAAATATAGTTATTCAACTCTCTATGCAAATCAGCATCATTCTTGCCACTCACAATACACTTCTCATTCAACCTTGCAAGTCCATTCTTAATAGAATCCTTACCTTTTCTACAAGGCATGATGTTAAATCCTGCAACTTTAAGTTCCTCTATCAATCTTGGCTCGGCACAATCGGCTAATATCAAATCCTTTTGCGAAATTTTCCTTCTCAAAAAGCTAATAATATCATCAGTACTCATCCCTTTTCTATACAACTTTAAGTCCGTATAGATGTTATTTTTATCAGTCGAAATTTTTATCAAAACAGTCGGATCATTAACATAGCCAAAATCCATTCCATAAACATAAGGCAAACTTTCATCAAACTCTCCAACCTTCCAATTCTCGATAACACAACCTTCCATCTTATCTAACCAACCCCCAAGAACTACGTGATTATACCTCTTAGGTTTATGCTCCTTCATATACTCAAAACTCCTAAGAATATCAGGCGGCACATGTCCCAAACAATCCAAATAACTCGTATGAATAAAACAAACATTATCCTTCACACCATTATACCCAGCTTGAACACCTCTTTGCTCAAAAAACTCCTTCCATATCCAATGCTCCTTAGTAACAGGATTCAATATCAACACCTTAATATTAGGCTCTCCCTCTAAACCAGTATTCCCCCTTATCGAAAGACTAACCTTCTCATAGGTATCATAATCAGGAATCTCCTCCGCTTCCTCAACAATCAAACAACTAAAATCCTTCAACGACTTCAAACTCGCAGTCTGCTGACTACTCCCTGTCTTAAAACCCTTAAAGATAATCTTAGAACCATTGTTCAAACCATCAATCCGATTATTGGCAATATTAAACAAACCCTTCCATCCCAACATTCCAATCTTTTCCTCCACCTCAGGGAAGGTACTATCCTTACCACTCACATTGGTATATCTACCATACAAAATCCTATGACCCAAAGTAGCTGCCCAAGTTACCGCAGCTATACTCGCTGTAAAACTCTTACTACTAAACCTCCCACCTGTAATAATATACGTATCAACCCCCTCAGGTCTTTGAAATAAAGGCTGATACTTTGGACTAATCTCCATAATCTCTATTTTTTGCTTAATTAATCTTCAACAAATACTCCCCACTCAGCTGCACAAGCATCGTGTTCAGGGTCTTGCTTACAAGCATCACAACTTCTGTCATAAATGTAATCCCAAGCTTCATCCTCAGTTTTAAAACCACCTTTAGATGGGTCATAACCTCCTGCACTCATTTTACAAGCGATATACGTTTTTCTTTTAACTCTCATAAAAATCTACTTAAAAGTTATCTTAGGAACTTCAATCTCCAACTGAGTCTTACTCTCCTTACTCTCCTTCGGCTTACCAACTCTCCACTCCATCCACTTCACAATAGCTGCCAACCTCAACCTCTCATCACCCCCAAACTGAATAATATTAGCAAATTCCATCAACACCTTATCCGTAGGTAAAGTATTTTCCATCTTGTTTATCAAGTTGTATTCATCAGATTTAGATTTCCTTCCCATAGTTAAAAAAGTTTAGACGTGAGGTTAGTCCCTTATATAATAAGGTATTTTATAGACTAACTCATACAAAGGTAGTTATTATATATAAGGATTCCTAGGAATGTTAATAACTTTATTGAAATATTTGGGAAAAATTCTTTGGGGGTATATAAATAGCTCCTAGGGGGGGTCTCCTTTACAAAAGATACTAACTATTTACTACCCTATGTAACAAAAAAAAGGCTACTCCATTGAAGGAATAGCCTAATTTATATTAATTTATGCAGTTTTATTCAATAAATTTCTACTTTTATACGGTTTTTTACAGTTATTTCGCTTACGTTATCCAAAAAATTAATCTCACTTACTAAATTTTTTCCTCTTCTTAGCGTTCTCATACGTGGTTTTAGTGCCTGGATTAGTTGCTCCTTTGTTTTGCGTTGGTAGAAGCTGCAAAGGTTTTTAAATTCAGGACTTAATTTAATTTGCTGGATTAATTGCTCTCTTGCTACTTCATACATTGTTTTACTTCTTCTCATAGTCTTATAGTTTTACTTCGAATACTGTTATTAAGTGGCTTTCCTCCTGGTTTTCCTGCTCTCGTAGGTAGTTATCTACCTGCTGCAATGCTTCATCTTCTGAAAAATCTGTAACCAGGTGTAGACGTGGGTAATTTGTTGCCTCCTCTGCTACGATATAAGGCGTTGCAACGTCTTGCTTTATTTCCTCCAGTGTTTCGCTGCAATGTATTAAATGTATCGTTTGGCTTCCCCATTTTGTGCTTAATGTTAACTCGTTGTCCTCGTTTTTTATTATCTTATTCATATCGTTTTTATTTAGTTGTTAGTTAATTTATTGAAGGACTTAATTAGTCTTAACCTTGCGTCCATTATGTTGGTGGCCTTGTTTACTTCTTCTTCATCGTATGGCTCTGCATAACTATTAAGCTTTGAATATATTGTTAAGTATATTTTTTCTCCTTCTTTGTTGGCCTCCTTCCTGGCCTCCTTTAGTGTTGTAAATTCTTTGGCCTCACCTGTTACCACATATCTAAAATAATATTCTTTCATATCTTACCTTTTTACTGTTAATTTTTTAAAATCAAATCCTTTGTACCTGAAGGGGTACTTTTGTTTTTTGATGTAATGGTAACTAAATTGTGTAAAGTCCTCGCATATCGTA